CGGGCGGCCAAAGCGGCCGGCTATGAGGGCGTCAATGCGGGCGACCGCCTGCTCAAAAAGCAGGCCGTGCAGCGCTACCTGTGCTTGATTCAGGCCGATCGGCGCGAGCGACACCGGGACATCCGCGATCAGGTCATCCAAGCCCTATGGCAGCTCGCGGCGGGCTGGGATGTGGGGACCATGGTCGACGACAAGGGCGAGCCCCTGCCGCCCGACAAGCTTCCGGCGGCGCTCCGCGCTGCGATCAAAGGCGCCAAGGTCGGCAAAAACGGCTGGGAGTACCTGTTTGTCGACCGCGCCGCGATCTTGACGATCCTGTTGCGCCACTTCGGCGAATCGGACGGGCACGTGGGGCTTAGCGACATGCCGTCGGCACGGCCGCGACGGATGGTCTATGACGAGTGACGAGGACATCCGACCGCAGGCCGGACCGCAGGCCATGGCGGCGAAGTCCAAAGCCCGCATTCTCGTTTACGGGGGCGGTGCTGGCGGGGGCAAGAGTTGGCTAGCCGCCTACCGCGCGGCGAAGTACGTCCACATCAAGGGGTACAACGCGGCGATCTTCCGCCGCACGTACACGATGCTCGAAGGGTCGGGCTCGATCATCGACGAGACGCAGGACATGTACCCGCTACTCGGCGGGCGCATGACGCAGCGCCCGTTAGAATGGCGGTTCCCGCCGCACCTAACGCGCGTGGAGTTCCGCCATCTCCAGCACGAGGACTCTGCAAAAGAGCACAAGTCCAAGCAGTACGCCTTCCTCAACTTCGACGAAGCGAGCGACTTTCTAGGCGGGCAATTTTTCTTCATGAACTCCCGCCTAAGAACTATGAGCGGCGTTCCAAAGCAGTTCCTCTTGAGCACGAACCCCGACCCGGACTGCTACCTGCGCTCCCTCCTGGACTGGTGGATCGGCGAGGACGGTTTCCCGCGGCGTGAGCGTTGCGGCAAGATCCGGTACTGGGTCCGCATGAAGGACGAGATCGTCTGGGCGGACGACGCCGCAGATCTGATCAAGTACGTCGACAACGATCCGGACAGTGTAATGTCAATGACATTCATTCCGGCGCTCGTGCACGACAATCGTAAGCTACTTGACGCCGATCCTACATACCTAGCGAATCTGAAAAGCCTTCCCGCGATCGAGCAGGCGCGCTACCTCGGCGGCAACTGGAATGCAAAAGAGAGCGCTGGCGATTACTTTCAAAAGACCGTGTTTCGGATTTGGGGCGCGACCGAACTTCAGCGGGCGCTCATGCAGCAGGACGGCAAAGCCGCGGACATTGTCCAGCGTGTACGTGTGTGGGACTTCGCCTCGACGCCGGTTACCGGGGACTTGGTCCCTGGTATTCAACGCTCCGGCGAGTTCAAAGCGCGCGATCCGCGCCTTGACGATCCCGACTGGTCCGTGTCCGTGCTGCTCGGACGGACGCGCAACGGGCGGATTATCATCCTGGACACGACCTTTCACCGGGACACGCCGGGCGCTATTCAAGCGCTCGTCGAGCGCACGGCGATCCAGGACGGCCCCACGGTCACGGTGGGCATCTTCTCGGAACCGGCGCAGGCCGGTGTCGACCAGTCCGAGCGCGTTCGTTCGCGCGTGAGGGCACATGCGCCGTGCGATATCATCCCGACCGCGAACAAGGAATACGTTGCGCGCGAAGCGGCACGGGCGGTGTGGCGAGGCGAGATCTACTATCTGGAGAAAGCCGTCAACGATCGGTTCTGGAACCAGCTGCACGACTTCCCAACGCCCAAGCGCAAGGACGATGCCGTGGTCGCGTTCGCGTTCGCGTACCAGTGGATGCAGCAACACCCCGCGCCGTTTTACATGGCGCCGAAGGTTGAGGAACTTTGGCTGCCTCCGAACGTCGATAAATTCGCCATGTACCCCGCGCGCGAGCGCGCACGGCGGGGAGCTGTTATAGTGCCGATCGGTGGTACAAGGGGCTTCGGCCGGCGGAACTGGTAGGCAACCATGGGCGTGATCCTCGATCAACACGGCAAGCCGCTCACCCCGAACCGCATCCACCGCGTGGGAGCACCCGCGGAGATATTCGACCGCACGAAGAAGCGATACCGGGACTCGGTCGCGCCCGGCCTCACGCCGGCAACCCTCGGGCACATCCTTCGACAGAACGACGCGGGCGACAACCAGGACTTGCTCACGCTCGGGATCGAAGCGCCCGAACGCGACCTTGATCTGTTCTCCGACCTTCAGACACGCGGGCTTTCGATATGGGGCGCACCGTTGCGCGTTAAACCTGTGGAGGATAGCGAGCGCGGGCGCGAACTTGCTGAACTGTGCCAGAAGACGGTCGTGAATCAGCCGATCTGGCGCTGGCTCCTGCGCGATTTGATGGATGCCGTGCTCATGGGGTACGTCGTCATCTATCCGATTTGGGATACGACGACCACGCCGTGGTCCTTCAAGGAGTTCCAGTTCTGCGATCAGCGCGCGTTCATGTACGACAAAGACACGCTGCGCGAACTACGCATGCGCAAGGATGGCGAGATTAACGGCGTCTCGCTCCCGCCGGGCTTTGTCGTGCACTACCCGCAGATCCGCGCTGGGTTGAAGTTGCGCGCCGGTTTGATCCGCCTGGTCGCGGTCAATCACTTGTTCAAGACCAGCGACATCAACGATTTTATGGCGTTCGCAGAGACGTTCGGAATGCCCCTTAGAATAGGCAAATTCAATCCGGCTACGGTAACCGATGACGAGCAACAGACGCTTCGCGAGGCTTTGGTCAATCTTGGGCACGATGCCGCTTGCATGCTCCCCGACTCAATGCAGATTGAGATTCTCGACGCTCGTAGGCCGCCTAGCGGTGATAACGTTTTCCTCGGGCTCGCGCGCTACTTTGACGCGCAGCGCACGAAGGCCATTCTCGGCACCGCACCGAGCGCCGAAGGGTCGAGTGCCGGACAAGGCGCATCGATCGCGCAGGCCCGGCGCGAGGTCCGGCAGGATTTACGCGAGGCGGATGCGCTTGCGGTGTCCGCCACCTGCGATCTGATCATCAACCAGTGGCGGCAGGTGAACTTCGGCGCGAACACGCCCGAGCTTCACTTGGAGATCGACATCACCCCGCCGGCTGATATCGAGGCGTTCACCGCGGCGATCCTGCCGTGGGTGCGCGAGGCGGGAATGGCGGTTCCCGAGCAGTGGCTCCGCGATCGGCTTCAGATTCCCGCAGCCCGCAAGGGCGAGAAGATGCTGGAGGCCCCGCTCATGCCCGGCGCTCAACCAGGTGGCGATCACGCGGGCGCTAAGCTGGACGGGGCCAAGCGGGGCAAGCCCGGCCTGTAGCCCTTGACGCTATAGTTGCGCTACGTCACTGTAGGCGCATGCGATTCTCGGCGGTGGCGAAGGGCGAAGTGCTGGAAATGAACTTCCTCGGGAACGTCGGCGACAGCTGGGCGCCCGATGGTGTGAGTTACAAGCGGGTGAGCAAGGCACTGCGCGATAACCCGCAGGCCACGCGCTTGAAGATCCGCGCGAACTCGTTCGGTGGCGACGCATTTGAAGGGCACGCGATCAGGAATTTGCTTCAGGCAAGCGGGAAGCGTGTCGAGATGGAGATCGACGGTGTCGCTGCGTCGGCGATGACTGTGATTGCGATGAGTGCCGATCATTTGGCGATCGCCGAAGACGGGCAGTTCATGATCCATAACAGCCGCGCGAACGCGAAGGGGACCGCCGTTGAACTGAGATCGAACGTGCAGGCGCTAGAGAATCTCGACGACGCGATGACTTACGTCTACGCCGCGCGCACGGGAAAGCCCCACCGACAGATCCGCGAGTGGATGGAAGCGGAAACCTGGTTTAGCGCTAAGCAGGCGAAAGAACACGGTTTTGTGGACGAAATTATCCCCGCGAAGGGAGAGCGCCCGCAAGCCGACGCGCGCTTTGGTTTCCGTGCACTACCGGAAATTTACGCAGGTCGGTTGCAACAGTTACCAAGTGCAACTACAGTTGCGCCAGATACCGATATGGACGAACAAACACTCACCAAGATTTTAGCGGAGGCGCTCGCGCCGTTCGCGGAGCGCCTGGCGAAGTTCGAGGCTTCGGCTTCGGAGCCTCCCCCGCCGCCCAAGCCAAAACCGAAGCAGCCCCGGCAACCGGAACCAGATCCGCTGCCCGAGCCGCAACCGGAGCCTAAGCAGCAGCCGGAGCCGCCTATTGTGCTCCAGGCGCCCGTTGATGCCGCAACTGCGGAAGTCCAGGCGCTGTTCGAGGCCGCAGTCCTGGCGCGGTTCGAGGCGTTTGTCGCGCAGGGCAAGTTGCTACCTTCCGCGCGCGAGCACTTCGTTGCTGCGTGCACTACGCCGGCGGCACTACGAGCCGTGTCGGCGCTCTACGACAACGCGCCGGTGGTGGTGGCCACTGCCGCCGCTCACATCCCCGCGATCAAGGGCAAGCCGGCCAAAGAGTACACCGCCGAGGCCCGTGCGTGGGCCGAACGCGCAAGGATCGATCTCTCCAACCTGGATAGGGTTCAATAATGGGTGCTCTCACGGGACCGCGCGACGCGTACAAGCGCATCGGCGAAGTTTGGAACTACCCGGTCAAGCTGGGCGAGATCATCTACAAGGGCGCCGCCGTCTGCTTGGACGCGAACGGTGAAGCGGTCAACGCATCGGCCCTTGCGACCTTGGTCACTGCGGGCGTGGCGCGAGACACCGTCGACAACACCGACGGGGACAAACGCTTGGATTGCGAAGAAGGTATCTACATGTTCCACAACTCCCCGCCGGGAGCTGATCAGGTTTTGCAAGCCGATGTGCGGCACCTTTGCTATTGGACGGACAATCACACGGTGGCCGTAGTCGCGACGGGCCGCCCGATCGCCGGCGTGATCAAATCGATCGACGGCAGCTTGGTGTCAGTCGACATTGTCTCGTTCGCGGCTCCCGCCCCGCCTCCAGTCGCCCTTGAGGGTGGGCGCCGGGAGTCTGACAAGCCCGACGATCACCCGCTGTTGCCGGGTGCCACTACCGGAAATCCTCCCGGAGCTGGCGTAGGCCGTCCCGGCCAGCGCGGTGTCACTACAGCAACCACTAGCGACTATAAGGCGCCATGATCAACGCAGAAATTCTCGAGATTCTTTGGAAACAGCTTTCGAGCAAGTTCTCCGAAGGTTTCGGTGCCGGCGACACAACCACCGTCGACGCGTTCACTACGACCATGCCGCTCGGCACTCGTACGATGCGCTTCGATTGGCTCGGTGACTTCCACGAGTTCCGTAAGTGGGTCGGGCCTCGTATCTTCAAACAGCTAGAGACCAAGACGTACGAGGCCACGTATGACGACTACGAACTCTCGCACCGCGTACTGCGGCGCGATATTCGTGACGGCATTATCAGCCCGTACATGATGCAGGCGTTCACCGGCGGCGAAGGCGCCCGGTTGCTCAAGCCACGGCTCGCGGCCGAAGCGCTCGATATCGGCAACACCGTGCCTTGCTATGATGGGCAGAACTTCTTCGATACCGAGCATCCGATCGGCGAAGACGGGGACGAAAGCCTCGTGTCGAACTACTTCGACGCGGGCGGGCCGCAGGTGGACCATCCTTGGTATGTCGCGGACCTTTCCCGTTCGCTAAAGCCGATCATCGTGCTGGAACGCGAAGCGCCGCAGTTCGTCAGCTACCAGAATCTCTCGGACCCAAGCGTCTTCTTCAACAAAGAGTTTCTGTTCGGCGCGCAGGCCAGCATGGGCACCGCTTATGGTCTGTGGCAACAGATCGTACGCTCCGAAGGAGACGTTACCGTTCAGAAGTTGCTCGACATCCGCACTGCGATGGCCGACTTCCGCGGCGACTTCAAAAACGAAGCCGGCCGCCGCAAAAAGATGGGCTGGGATCCCACGCATATCATTTTCGGCTCGTCGAACCGCGACAAGATTCTGACGATCCTCGATAGCCCGATGCTCTCGGGTTCCTATACGAGCGACGTCATGAATCCCGGCGCGACCGACACCGCGAAGCAGAACCCGGCCTACAAAATGCTGATCCCGCTCTACGTAAGTTGGCTGCCGTGAGCCTCTTTAGGAGGGATCCCGTGAACGCCAAATACGACGAGTTCCGCCTCAAGCTGCTAAACCGCAGCCCGAAGGCGTTGAAGCAGATGGCGATCGACGCTGGCTTTCCGCAACTCACGGACACGACCGACAAGGAAGTGTTGCTCGAAGAGTTGTTCGGTTACAGCGAAGGCTTGCCTGTAGCGACTGCACCCGCACAAAAGGCCGGCGCGCCTGCGGCGCCTGAAGCTAGCGATACCTCCGCTAGCCGCGGGCAGGACGTCGGGGGGGCGCCGGCCACCGGACCCGTACGTTCTGTGCGCGCTATCGCGAAACACTGGCGCTGCGGACATCTTTGGACGCCGGTACAACAGCTGATCCCTGTCAAGGAATTCACTGAAACGCAGTGGGCGGAACTGCGCGCTGACAAGGGTTTGCGGATCCAGGATCGGTAGCCGTGGCCGCGTACGCCACGATCCAGGACGCACTCGATCGGTACGGCGAGGACTACGTAATCGTCAGCGCCGACCGCGACGGCAACGGCGTACTGGACGACGAAGCGCTAACGCTCGCCCTAGAGGACGCTTCGGACTGGATCGACTCGTACCTCGCGGGACGCGTCGCGTTGCCCTTGGATCCGCTCCACATCCCGCGCCGTCTGATCAAGGTCTGCATCGACGTCGCGATCTACGAGCTGTGCGAGGGCGCGCCGACCATGACCACTCAGAAGAAGGAGCGTTACGAGTCGGCTAAGGAGTTCATGCTGGACGTGAAAACCGGCGCGCGTCGGCTGACGTTTGATCAGGAACTCATGCAGAGCCCTAACTCGACGCAGTCCGCGCAGATCGCGATCCAGCCACAGCAAAGGGTCGAGCGAGTCTGCGGCTCGCGCCTCTACACCCGCGATACCCTGCGGAAGCTGTAGTCATGGCCGCGTTGAAATTCAGCGACGCGGCGATGCGGAAGCTGCTAGCTCGTGTTACGCAAATCGAGCAGCGCCTACGCGCGTCCGGTACGTTGAAGCGTCAGATCGGGAAGCTCTTAACCGAGCAGACCAAGCGCCGGATCACGTCCGAGAAGACCGCGCCTAGCGGGCGCAAGTGGCGGCCATGGTCGCTTGAGTACGCAGCTACGCGGGGGCCGGGGCACAGCTTGCTCATGGACACAGAAGCCCTGCGCGACTCGATCAAGGCGACGGTAACTAAAGACGGTGCTTCAGTTACGGCAGGCGTTCCGTACTCCGCAGCAGTCAATAGACGCCGGGAATTCCTGGGCATCTCGAACAGCAATGCGAGAGAACTCGACATCCTGATCTCCGATTGGATGACGCGCGCGATATGAGCACCCTCACCGAGTTTCGGGCAGGTGTCGCGAACACGCTTCGCGCTGATCCGCGGCTCGCCGGGGTGACGGTTTTCGAGCATGGCGGGGACTACGACCTCCACGAGGTCAAGAGATACGCCAGTCGTACGCCGGCGGTGATCGTCTCGCTGGTTCGGGTCGAGTGCGAAACCAACTACGGCGGGATTCCGCTAGCCGATGTCCTGGTGTGCTGCATGGTCCTCACCGCCGATAAGAAGGCGTTGACCAAAGACGTGTCGAGCATGGACGTCGTCCACAACCTGCTCAACATCCTTTGCCGGCACCCGCTTTCCGACTGGGGCCTACCGGATCTCGGCCCCCCGAACGATGTAAAGGCCGCGAATTGTTACGATAAAAACATCGACGCCGAGGGCATTGCGCTGTGGTCGGTCAGCTGGTGCCAAGACGTGGAACTTAGCCCTTACGCCCTCCTGGACCCGGTCACGAGCGGACTCGATTCCATGCACGCGACCTACGATATTACCCCCCGCGATAACGACGCCCCGCTGGGCGAGGTCCCCGACGCGGAGGACGAAATTGACTTGACTTGATGTGTTGCTATAGGCGCAAACGTGCACTACAGTTGCCGCAGGGAATAGTAGATGACGATCTCGTTCAACACGATTCCGATCACGTTATTTACACCCGGTTCGTACGTTGAGTACGACGCATCTCGCGCGACGCAGGGCTTGCAAGCCGTCCCGCACGAAGCGCTCCTGATCGGTCAGAAACTCGCTTCCGGCTCGGCCGTTGGCGGCGTCGTGTACACGCCTCGATCACCTGACGACGCGATCGCGCTCTTTGGCGCGCAGTCGCAGCTCGCGCAGATGGTTGCAGCGTATCGGCGCAAGGACTCGCTGAGTCCCTTGCACTGCATCGCGCTCGACGATGTCGTGTCAGGGGTAAAAGCTACTGGCTCGATTGTCGCGGGCGGAACGGCTACCGAGGCCGGCTCGACGCCACTCTATCTTGGCGGACGTCGCATCGCCGTCGCTGTCTTCGATGGCATGACTGCCGTCGAATGGGGCACGGCCGCTGCTACGGCTGTCGCTCTAGAGGGCGATCTCCCCGTCACTGCCGTAGCGAACGCGGGCGGAACGGGACTGGACTTGACCGCGCTGCACGCTGGGCCGGACGGCAACAACGTGCACTTGGCCGTCTGCGCGCTCCCCGGCGAGCGCTTACCAGGTGGCTTGACGTTCACGGTAACCGCGATGGCATCGGGTGCCACGCCGCCCGAGTACGCGGACGCGGTCGCCCTCATGACCGACGACCAGTATCACACGGTCGCGCTGGGCACGGCAGACCCGGACGAGGTCGGCGTTATCGTGACTGAGATGGAATCGCGCTCCGACGCGTTCCGCCAGATCGAAGGCGTCGTGTTCGTCGCCATCTACGCCACGCAGCCCGAACTTACCTCGATCGGCAACGGGTATAATTCGAACCGCCTCGTACTCGTCGGCGCGGAGGAAGCAGCGACGCTGCCCGCGCCGTGGGAACTCGCCGCGGAAATTGCCGCTGATGCAGCGCTTCAAGCGCAGTCGCACCCGGCTCGCGCGTACACGGGGCATACCTTGCCTGGCTGTGCAGCTGCACCGCGCGGCGCACGTTTCACGCGCGCGGAGCGTAACACGTTGATCTCCGATGGCGTGTCGACGGTGATCGCAGCCAGTGACGGCCGGCTGCTGATTGAGCGCTTGGTCATGACGTACCAAACGAACGCGATGGGGCTTCCCGACTCGGCGTTTCAGGATCTCAGCACGCTCCGGACGCTCGACACCTTGCGGTACACGCTCCGCTCGCGCATGGCGCAGAAGTTTTCGAACTTCCTTCTCGCGGACGACGGGAGCGAGGTCACCGGCCAGCCGATCGCGACGCCGAAGATCATCCGCGGCGAGGTGATCACTTGGTACATCGACTGCGCGAACGCGGGCCTCGTTGAGATGTCGGCGCTCGATCAGTTCAAGGCGGAGTTGCTCGTGGAGCGGGATTTCAGCGATCCGAATCGCGTGAACGTCATCCTGCCGCCCGACCTCATGAACAACTTCCTCGTCGGGGCCTACAGCCTCCAGTTCCGGAGATAAGGGATAGCACATGGCTCTCAAATTCTCAGGCACGTGTGTTATCCGCATGGACGGCTTAAGCCTTGCCGCGAAAGAGAAGGCTAAGATCGAGATCGGCGGCAAGGAACGCACCGCCGTGGTCGCTGATCACGAGGTGTTGGGCTACACTGAAAAGCCAGTGCCCGCGAAGGTCTCCGCAACCATCGCGCACACGGCGTCAAGCGATCTGATCAAGATCGCTAACGCGGTCAACGTCACGATCGATTTCGAAACTGACACCGGCGTTACGTACACCGTCGCGGGCGCCTGGTGCAGCAAGCCGCCCGAGTTGACCGGAGGCGAAGGCGACTGTGACGTAGAGTTTATGGGCCGGGCCGCAGTTCAGCGGTAGGTCGTATAAAAACGGGGGAGGTACCCGTGTTGACATTGTTATGGCTCGTAATCGGAGTCGGCTTATTGCTGTTTCTCATGACTGAAGGCCCGCGGGGGCCGGCATGAGCGACCCCTTTGTCCTGAAGCTGAAGCACCCCGTCACCTCGCCCGTCAACAAGGGCAAGATAGAACAGGTGACGATGCGCCAGCCGCTCGAATGCGCGGACTTCTTAGCCGGCGCCAAAGCGTCGACTAACGGTGTCGGCGCCGAGATGATCGCGGCTATCGTCGCGCGCGTCACCGGCCTCGTGCCTGCAGAGGTCGAAAAATTAGCCTATTCGGATTACAAGCATCTCGCTTCTAAGGTGGTCGCGGAGCTGAGCGACGACGAGGGAAAAGAGTAGACCCGCTCGAACTGGTGCAGACGATCGTTATGGCGTTCGGCTGGCCCCCGTCCGAGTTCGAGCGGCTGAGCGTGTGGGATTTGAAGTTTTGGGGCGAGGTTGCGCGGGTCAAATTGCGCGGATCGGTGCTATAGTGGCGGGGCATGGCTAAGCCGACCATTGCCGAGTTGCAAGTTAGAATTGACCTGCAAGGCATGGGCAAGCTTGCCCAGCTCACGCAGGCACTCAATCGCGTGGGCGGAGCGGCCATTCGCCGACAACTTGACGCGCAGGCGAAAGCGCTACTTGGAATCGAAGACGCCGCGAAGAAGGCCGGCAAGGCGAGCGGGGGTTTCGGCAACTTCCTAAAGATTGCAGCGCGCGGCACGATCGTCGCGCAGGGACTCTATCGCGGTTTCAAGATGGTCGGGGGGGCTATTGCATCGTCGCTTGAGCCCCTTATGGAGTTTGAGCATAATATGGCGCGCGTTCGCGCGAAGGGTCAACTGAGTCCTGCCGAAACTA